CACCTGAATCACCTTGAAAGTCTAAATCCTGTGCGGTTACCTGTGCATCTACATAAGCTTTAACTGATTGCTGTGTTGGAACTAATGTTGCAGAATTAGAATCCATGCCATCTTCATCAACAAAAGCTGTGATAGTTATAGACCCATCAGATAGTGACCCATAAGTCATTGTGCCTGATGAAGTCACATTTGTTGCAGATAATGTTGCACCGCTAAATGATAAATCACTGTCATCAGATAGAACACCATT